TATGATGCAGAGTCTGATATGTACAAAGTAAATTTAAGCGAACCTAAAACAGAAACAGATGCCGTTCAAGAACAAGAAACAGAAGATGGCGTGTTACGCGGAAGCAGCGAGAATGAAGAAGCTAGGCAAGAAACCGAAGTGGAATTGCAAGAAGTACAACAAGAAGAAGTAGAAACACCGGTATTAGAAGAAATTACAGATGAAGAAACTAAAAATGAAGAAAATCCAGATAAAAGGATTGAAGAAGATCAAGCCGTTGAAAAAGTTGGAGAAGTTAACGAAAAAGAGCAAATTGACTATCCCGAAAATGTAATGGACCTTGTAAAGTTCATGAACGAAACGGGAGGAACTTTAGAAGATTATGTTCGATTAAATGCAGACTATAGTAATGTTGATGAGAATACGTTACTAGTTGAATACTATAAACAAACTAAACCTCATTTAAGTTATGATGAAATACAATTTCTTATGGAAGATAATTTTTCATATGACGAAGAAATAGATGAGGATAGAGATATAAGAAGAAAAAAATTAGCTCTTAAAGAAGAGGTTGCAAAAGCTAAAAACTTTTTAACAGGGCTCAAGGATACATATTACAAAGAAGTCAAGTTGGGTTCTAAGTTACTTCCTGAGCAACAAAAAGCAGTTGAGTTTTTTAACCGCTACAGTCAAGAGCAACAACAAGCTGATGAATTATTACAGAAGCAAACAGCACATTTTGAACAAGAAACTAATAAAGTTTTCAATAATGATTTTAAAGGTTTTAATTTCAACGTTGGAGAAAAGAAATATCGTTTCAATGTTAAAGATGTAAGTAAAGTGAAAACGCAGAATATATCAAGTGTCTTTGATAAATTTGTTAATCAGGATTCGCTCCTAACCAACTCTGGTGATTTTCATAAAGCTTTATTTGCTGCTTCTAATCCTGACGCAATAGCTAATCACTTTTACGAGCAAGGCAAAGCAGACGCTATAAAACAAATGACAGCAGAAGCTAAGAACATTAATATGGATCCTAGAAAAACTGCTGATGGGTTTGTTGAAGCCGGCGGTACAAAAGTAAGAGTTATTTCAGGTGATAATAATTCAGGGCTAAAATTAAAACTGAAAAATTATTAAACTAAAAAATTAATTTAAAATGGCAAACAATAATACATTCGTAGGTCCTTTGGCTGATAGTATTGTTTCACCATCCGCAAAAAAGATGGTCTATGGTCAAAACTACCTAGACATCCAAAACAACGGTTGGACACAACAATATTTACCAGAGCTATATGAGGCTGAAGTAGAAAGATATGGAGATAGATCTATATCTGGATTTATTAAAATGTTAGGTGCTGAAATGCCTATGGCGTCTGATCAAGTAATTTGGTCTGAGCAAGGTAGATTACACTTAGCATATAACGGTACTGTTAACTGTACTAACGGAGAAATTTCTGCGATTACTGACATCGACGGTGGATCAAGCAACAAGCATGCTGTAAGAAAAGGTGCTACTGTTGTAGCTTCTGTTGTAGGTGCTGGTGGTACTGAAGTTGTAAAATGTTTAGTAACAGCTGGTATCGAAACATCTGAAACGGCTTTAACTATTAAGCCTTATGCAGGTGCAAATTTACAAGACGTAGGAAACTTAGCAGCTGGTGACACAGCGGTTGATATTTCTTTCTTTGTTTATGGTTCTGAATTTATCAAAGGTAGTGCAAGTATGACTGACTCAGTAGAGCCAAACTTCAAAACTTTCACTAACAAACCAATGATCATTAAAGATCACTTTGAAATTCAAGGATCTGATGCTGCTCAAATTGGGTGGGTTGAAGTTTCTGGAGAATCTGGACAAGGTGGATACTTATGGTATTTAAAATCTCAAGGTGATACAACTAAAAGATTCGAAGATTACTTAGAAATGGTACTAGTAGAAGCTGAAAAAGCTGACGGTACATCTACAGTAGGTGTTGAAGGATCTGAAGGTTTATTACAAGCAATTGGAAACAGAGGGATTGTTGCAAGCAATCAATTTGATTCAGGTGCTACATTAAGCGAGTATGATGACTTATTAAAAGAACTAGATAAGCAAGGAGCTATTGAAGAAAACATGTTATTCTTAAATAGAGACGCTAATTTAGTATTTGATGATTTATTAGCTGGTCTATCAGCAGGTGCACAAGGTGGTACTGCTTATGGAGTATTTAATAACTCAGAAGATATGGCATTAAATCTTGGATTTACAGGATTTAGAAGAGGATCTTATGATTTTTACAAAACTGATTGGAAGTACTTAAACAATAAGTCTACAAGAGGTTTAGTTGGTGGTTTAAGCGGATTATTAATCCCAGCAGGTACTACATCTGTTTACGATCAGCAATTAGGTAAAAACGTTAAGAGACCTTTCTTACACGTAAGATATAGAGCTAGCGAAGCTGATGATAGAAAAATGAAAACTTGGATTACAGGTTCAGTAGGTGGTGCATCTACAATCGGTGATGACAAGATGGAAGTACACTATCTATCAGAAAGATGTTTAGTAGTTCAAGCTGCTAACAACTTTGTTAGATTTGACTCTTAATATTTATTAAAGGTTCGGGTGCTTCGGCACCCAGCCTTTTATTAACATTTTTATTATATTATATCATGGCAAAAACAAAAACAAAACCTGTTGAGGTTATAAAACCTAAATGGGAAATTAAAGACAAATTATACGAATTAAACATAAGAGAAACACCTGTTGTATACAAAATTAAAACAAGAGGTATCTTATGGTTTGATAAAGAAAAAGGATACGAAAGAGAAATCAAATATTGCGCAAATCAAAAAACAATATTTGTAGATGAAATGAAAGGAGATCAAAGATTAGACCATATATCATTTAGAGATGGTAAATTATTTGTTCCAAAAGAAAAACAAACATTACAAATTTTTCTAGCACATCATCCAGATAACGGTAGTAAATTTATTGAATACAATCCAGTTGCTATTGCAGAAGACGATTTAGATGTATTAGAATTAGAAATCGAAGCGTTGAACACAGCAAGAACTTTAGATGTTGATCACGCTGAAGCAATTTTGAGGTCAGAAATAGGAAATGAAGTATCTAAGATGACTTCTAAGGAGCTTAAAAGAGATTTACTATTATTTGCTAGAAACAATCCAAACCTGTTCTTAGAACTTGCAAATGACGAAAACATAAATGTTAGAAATATGGGTATAAAAGCCGTAGAAAATAACATTATTAAACTTTCAAGTGATCAAAGAACATTTACTTGGGGATCGACAGATAGAAAACTTATAACAGTACCATTTGATGAAAATCCATATTCAGCTTTAGCTGCTTGGTTTAAAACAGATGAAGGTGTTGAAGTTTATCAAACAATAGAGAAAAAACTTAAATAGTCGTTATAGTGGTTATGCCGCTTCGGCGGCTTAATCATTATATAAAAAAAATATGGCAATATCAGTAAATTCAGTATATAGAACCGTACTTTCAATATTAAATAAAGAAGGTAGAGGATATTTGACGCCGGATCAATTTAATAGAATAGGTGCACAAGTGTAGTTAGACTTACTTGAAAGAGCTTTTTATGATTATAATAAAGCTATGAATAGAAAGAAAAGCTATGTAACTAACGACGAATATGGGAACTTGCCAAAAAACATAAAAGAAAAAATTGATATTTTATCAAAAGAAGCGTCATTAACTATAACAGCTGGAGCATCAACATTACCAGCAGATTTATATAGAGTTATAGGTATAACTACAAAAAGTAGAACAATTAACTTGCAAGAAGTTAAAAAATCTGAATTAACATATATAAATGCTTCAAAATTAACAGCACCAACATTATCTTACCCAGTATACTATATTGAATCATCATCTGCGAATACCACAAATCAAGAAACTTCCGCAGACAATACAATTAGTACAAACATTAAATTTTTACCATCAACTTTATCGTCTGCTACGATAGACTATGTGAAAGTTCCACAAGAACCCAAATGGGCATTTACGAGAACCACAAATAATGCATATAACTTTTCTGCAGGCAATTCTTATGATTTTGAAATACATAAGTCAGATCAAGTTGATTTAATTATAAAAATATTAGCGCATGCTGGCGTAATAATAAAAGATCCTACTGTAATACAAGTAG